CTCCTCCGCCTTCTGGTCCGCATGGGCCGAGAAGGTGAAGGCCGACCGCCACAACTTTGCCAAGAGTCCCCTCTACGTGGAACAGGACTCCCAACTGCCGGAGGAGTTTCAGGCGGTCGCGGAGACCGTCACCCTCATGGGGCAGGTTGATCCAGATGGCAAAACCCGCGATGCCCAATTTGGGGGACGACTGGTTGACACCTGCTTGGGACCCGTGACCCGCATGTGGCTAGACTCGAACATCGAGTACCATTTTCTCAAGCGTCACCTGCCAACCTTGGCCTCCTCCCGCGTGCTGGACATCGGGGCGGGTTACGGACGGTTTGCCGCCACGCTTTCCCAATTCGTCCCCTCGGTGACCACGGTGGATGCAATCCCCATCAGCACGGAAGTCTCCCGCGAATACCTCGCCCACTTCGCCCCCACGGTGGACGTGCTCTCCATCGAGCAGTTCGTGGATACATTTCAAAACCAGTCCTACGACTTAGCCGTCAACATCCATTCATGGAACGAGTGCACCAAGGAGCAGGTCGAGAACTGGATCAAGACCTTGGTGCAGATGAAAGTCCCCCATTTGTTCACTGTCTCCCACGGCCAGTTGAACGCGGAGCGGGAACCCGCGTACTACACGTGGCAGGTGGGTCACCCCTCGTTCCGACCCATCCTCGAATACTACTACGACTTGGTGGCGGAGGAAACCCTCGGGCTCACCAACCATCCCCACGCTCTCTGGAAGCTGAAGGCCAACGCCCAGCAACTCTTGCAGACTCCAAGAAAACCCTTGGTCATGATCGGGACCCCGCTCAAGCATATCGAGTGCAACGGGGCGATGACCCCGGAGGCTTTTGCGAAACTCCACGACAACTACCGCAAGCCCATCCAAGCCCTGCTGACCGCGACCGACCTGCCCTTTCGCTTCTGCCTCTTTGTGGTTGGGGGTGGAGGGGTGGCGAAGGCCCGGAACACCATCACCAACGCCTTCCTTGGGAGTGAAGCGGACATTCTCCTCTTCCACGACTACGACCTGATCACGGATGAAACCGGAGCCGACCATGTGAAGGTGGTGATGCGCCTTTTCCAGAACGGGCTCAAGTGCGTCGGTGGACTTTATACCATCCGGGCGGATAACGGGCATTGGGTCATCAACCTGCCCGACGCCGGCGGCCCCTTGGAAGGCTGGGGGCTGCGCGTGTTGGAACTCGGGACCGGATTCAAGGCCCAGACCCGCTCCTACTTTGAATTGATCGCCGCCAAGAATCCCTGGCTCGAATACCAAGACGACGACACGAAGCAGAAGTGCTACGGCTTTTTCTCGATGGGGCCGGTGAAGGACGAGGAAATCTGGCCGGGCCGAGGCCGGTGGCTCACGGAGGACTACTGGCTCGACTGGCTCGCCCGGGACGCGGGGATTGTCATGGTCGCTGACGTGACCATCCAGCTCCGCCATCTGGAAGAAGGGCATATCGAGCGCTTGGTCTCCAAGGACCCCCTGATCCAGAAGAAGGTGAAGGCCCTAGAAAAACAGTTGGGCACCACTCTTTTTGTCCGCACGGCGGACGAGGTTTTCCCCAAGGAATTTCCCCCCGTCCCAGCCAAACAGGAGGGAGGAAAAGAACTTGACTTGTATTCTAAGTGAGATCACCGATCTCGACTTAGGACGCCACCCATAACCCAAACTCATATCATCATGGCTGGCATTAAAAACACTCCCTTCACTCCCGACGCCGACATTGTTGCCCAAATCACCGGCACGGGCCAACCGACTCCGGGCTTCAACGGTGCGTCCACCACGGGCTCCGGCGTGGCCCCGACCTACGCGGCCTCGATTGAACTGGCTCCCTTCCTCCAGAAGAGCCGGTTCGTCCTGATCACGACCAACAGCACGATTGGCAACAGCACCCTGACTGCGGCCTATGTCGCCGCCGCCGGCGCCATCCTGAACATTCAGGTGGCGAACGACGCGAGCGCCGCCCGCACGATTACCTTCTCGACCGGCTTCCGCTCGACGGGTGTGCTGACGGGCACCAACTCGAAAATCCTCTTGGTGGGGTTTGTCTCGGACGGCACGACTTGGAACGAAGTCGCGCGCTCGGTCGGCGCCATCACCTAGTTTCAGCCTAGATTCATGGGGAAGCCCCATCCTTCACCGGGTGGGGCTTTTTTGTGCTTGCATCTGAAAATTCACGCGGCACGTTCGCGCATCAGAAGAGCTGTCCAGAGGATAACCCGCGTGCCACGAGCGGACCCGGATCAGCGGCTCGGCAATCAATTGTCCGAGTACGACCCCCGCACGGGGACAACCGGGTCTCGGATGTCAGGAAATTCAGTTTTCAACATCCTCTAAAACATCATGGCAGGAGCAATCACAACCCTCCCGCAACACTACGAAATCGCTTTCGATGGTGTGTGGCGCGAGATCATGGCCCAGCAGAAGGAACACCGCCTCGCTGGCAAATACCTCGTCAAAAACGTCAACGGCAATCAGGAGCGCTTTGACCAGATGGGCGCGCAGAACTATGCGCTCCGTCAGGTCACCGCCCGCGCCCAGAAGAGCGAGCCGTCCGATGTTCCGACGTTTTCCCGTTGGGTGCGTCCGCGCCCCTACGACAAGACCACGTGGATCGACCAGTTCGACCATATCCTCCTCGGCAACCTCCCCTCGCCCGAGTCCCCGATTGCCCGCAATCACGGCATCGCGGCCGCCCGCCAGAAGGACATCGTTCTCCTGAACGCGCTCCTCGGCACGAACTACACGGGTGCCCAGGGCACGACGGCCACCACGCTGCCCACCACGGGCGGCACGCTCGGCACGGGTCAGACCGTGGGTGTCACCTACGGCTCCGGCTCGGCCAACTCCGGCCTCCAGCTCGCCAAGCTGACCGCCGCCTCCTTCATCATGGACTCGAACGACGTCCCCGAGGAAGGCCGGCAGTTCGCCTACGCGGCCAAGGAACTGAACAACCTGATCACCAACGTCGATCAGGTGAACTCGGTCCTCTACAACGACGTGCGGGCTCTCCGTGACGGTCGCATCCGCGACTTCATGGGCTTCGAGTTCACCCGCACCCAACTGGTCCCGTTCCTCTCGGGTTCCACCACGGTCCGCACCTGTGTCGCTTGGCAGCGGGATTTCCTGATGCTGGGTCTGGGTCAGGACGTGATGACCAAGATGGACATCCTGCCCACGCAGTCTCAGGCGATTCAGGTCTATACCTGCCTTCTCCTCGACGCAACCCGCATGGAAGAGGCCGGTGTGGTTCAAGTGAACTGCGACGAGTCCGTCTAACCAATAACCTTCAACCCATAAGGAAAAACTAACATGGCTACTTGGTACACAGACGTTGCAGCCCTTCAACAGCAGTACGTCAACTTCCCCGGTCAGGTGGGTGCTCCCTACCTGACCACCGTCCCGGGCGCCCAGAACAATCCGTTGTTCGAGGGTCCGCTCGTCATCACGGCAACCTACACCCTCACGGGCAACGAGGCGCCGAATGACATCATCAACATCGCCAAGCTCGAAGCGGGCATCATGGTGGACCCGAACGGCCACGTCTCGACGGGTCTCACGGCCCCCGGCACGGCGCTCTCGCTTGCCATCGGCGACAACGATCTCGGCCTTGCGACGAATCTTCCGATTCCGAACGCGGCCGCTTTCACGGCCCAGCCGACCAACTGGCAGGCGCCCGCTTGGGTGTCCGGCACGACCTATGCGGTCGGCAACGTGGTGCTCGATCCGAACAGCACGCCGGCCAACCTGACGTACACCTGCGTCTCGGCCACCTCCGGCACGACCGCGCCCCACAGCGCGGCCAATACCGTGTGGATGCCGAACAGTCAGCGCTACTCGAACTCGATTGTCACGAACACCGCAGCGGCGAACGTGGCTTTCTCGGGTGGCACGCAGCTCTACGGCGGTCCGGCCTCGATCGTGCCCTTCAGCACGACTCCCGGCACGGCGGCCTCGGGGTTCCCGTCCATCACGGGCGGTCCGGCCAACGCGACCCTCTGGGCCGCGAATCAGCCGTACCAGATCCAGAACGACTGCTGGCTCCAGGCCCTGCTCATCACGGCCAACGTCCTCACCGCGAACACGGTTCTTGTGTTCCGCGTGCCGGTCATCGCCTCGAACTAACCTTAGCCTAGGCAACTAGACTAATCCAAAATGACCCGGGAGGCTGACCTTGTGGCGAGGCTGGCCTTCCGGGTTTTCTTTTTCTGATGCCCACGACCCTCGCCCCCGTTGACGTTTGCAACATCGCCCTGTCCAAGATCGGGGCGCAGGCCATCGTGTCCCTGCTGGACACCTCGAACGCCTCGGCGGTCGCCTGCAACAACAACCTCCAACTGGCCTACCTTGAGGTCACGCGCTCCGGCCGGTGGAACTGCCTCCTGCGGCCGGCGGTGCTCCAGTCGGTCCCACAGATTCCGCTGACGGCGAACCAGAGCCTCGCTCCGGGCTCCTATGTCACATGGACGGCGAACACCCTGTTCACCCAAGGCGTTTACGTGACTTACGGCGGGTACTACTACCTCGTCCTCAACACCTACACGTCAAGCAGCAGCGTGGCGACCGACGTGGCGAACGGCAACCTGAGCCTCTACAACTCCAACGGCCCGACGATCACCAACGCAACCGCGTGGGCGCCCCTGACGTTCTACCCGGCCAACGCCTTCCTGTTTTACGGCAACTACTACTACGAGGTGAACTTCTCCTACACCTCGACCAACAACTTCACGAACGACCTGACGGCGGGCTACCTGACGCAGACCGACCAGCAGTACGGCTCCAGCTCCACCGATTTCCTTGGACCCTTCGGCCTGCAATACGCCTCGGGCTGGCCCTATCAATACTTGCTGCCGGCTGACTTCCAGCTCCTCGCCATCCTGAACGAGAACGCGGTGTGGGACTACGACGGCTCCGGCGGGGATGACTACGAACTCATGTCCGGCCAGATCGCGGTCGGCCCTCCTCCCACCTATGGGCAATGCCTGTTCACCTACGCTTCGCAGGCGGTGATCCAGTACGTCCCCAACCAGCCGGACACGACCCAATGGGATGCTCTTTTCACGAACGCCGTGACCCTGAAGCTCGCTTCCGCCATCGCCACGACCTTGCGGCAGGACGGGGGAGCACTTGAGGCCAAGCTTCTGATGGCCTACGAGCAGGCCCTCCGCGTGGCCCGGCAGAAGAACGGCGGGGAAAAGCAGTCCATCCGCTTCAACCCGATCCGCTCCTCCCGCTTCAACCAAGCCCGCTACGGTGGAATCAACGGTTGATCCATGCCCAAAAGCCTAGACTCCCTTCTTTCCTTTACGGCGGGTGAATTTTCACCGCGTCTTGATGCCCGGGCGGACCAAGTAAAATACAAGTCCGCGATGAGGCAATGCCTCAACATGATCCCGTACAAGACGGGTGGCCTGACGCGGCGGCCGGGCACGCAATACATGGGGACAGGCAAATACACGGATTCCGCCGGTGCCACTTCCATGCACGCGGTGGGGCTTCGCTCCTTTGAATACAGCCCCTCCACGAGCTTCATCTTGGAGTTCGGCCACCGTTACGTCAGGTTCTACTCCAACGGCCAGCAGGTCCAAGTGACGAGTGCCCCGAGTTGGGCACCCCTACAGTATTTTGCCCCCGGTTCCTATTGCTCCTATATGGGAGTCATCTATTATTGCCCGGATGGCACCCAAGGGACGGCCCAACCCCCGCCGAGCATGGGAATCATCAACGTCGTCTGGTTTGCACAGACGATCCTCGAACAGCCAACCCCTTATTGTGGAATTTACTACCCGACCGGTGCGGTGCCGGCTTGGGTGACAACAACCTTTTATTTTATCGGGGACTACGTGACGCAGGGGGGCGTGACGTATCGGTGCCAGGTTTACCATCTCTCGGGCACCTTCGCCACCGATCTCGCCAACGGGGACTGGCTGGTTGCGACCGCTCCGGTGAATCCGTTCCAGACCGATATTTACTACATCGCCCCGTGCCAGATCAACGACGTGGTTTACTTCGCCCACCCGCAGTATCCCCCCTACAGCCTGACCCGGTACACCAACATTTCGTGGATCATGAAACAGGTGGCGTTCCTGACCCCTCCGTTGCTCGACCAGAACTCCACGGATACCATCCTCACTCCCTCGGCTCTTCGTGGGTCGGTGACCCTGACCGCAAGTGCTCCCGCTTGGGTGGCGGACAACTACTACGCGATTGGCAACTCCGTTTCCTCGGGCGGTACGATCTACAACTGCATCGTGCCGAATGTCTCCAGCAATTCGTTCACGACGGACAACCTTTTGGGCTATTGGCAGGCCCAGACCATTTTCAACAACCAGCACGTCGGCTCCACATGGCAACTGGCCTCGCTGCGGAACTCGGCTTACATCGAATACGACGGCACGGCGATGAGCGGGTTTTCGGCGGGGACCTCGGGCCAGATTCAATGCTTGGGCCAGTGGGAGGTCCATACCTACGGGGTGTGGTCGGCGGACATCGCCATCCAGCGGAGTTTGGACGGGGGGCAGACTTGGGACACCGTGCGCAGCGTGACCGGCCGGTCGGACCGCAACGTGGACATCACCGGAACGGCTGCCGTCTTGGGGATCTACCAACTGGTCATCAGCAACGTCGCCGTTCCCGTGAACGCGGGGGCAACCAATCCCCGGGTGGTTTTTGAGTGCGTCAACGCCTTCCTCTACGGTCTCGTGCAAATCACCGCCGTCTCGGGCGCCTACACCGCCACCGGCACAGTCCTGACCGAGTTGTCCGACACCAATCCATTGCCGGCAGCGTGGGTTTCGGGCCAAGCCTACACGCCGGGCAACACTGTCTCGTACCAGTTTGTCAGCTACACGGCGCTCAACAACGTGACGAGCACGACCCCTCCGAGCCAGGACCCGACCAACTGGTCCTACACCCAGCCGGGCGGGACGGAGTATTGGTCTGAGGGGGCTTGGTCGAATTACCGGGGTTATCCGCAGGGTGTCACTTCATTCCAACAGCGGGTGGTCTATGGAGGGTCGGGATACGAACCGCAGCGGATTTGGGCAAGTGTCACCAATGACATCGAAAACTTTGCCCTTGGCGATCAGACCCTTGCCACGGATTCCCTCGCGTTTGACCTGAACGCTCCCGGCCGAGGACCGATTCAATGGCTGGTGGCCCAGACCGACCTCTTCGCCGGGTTTGCCGGAGCGGAATGGGTGATCAACTCGGGCGGTGGCAATCCCCAGCAATCCGGGGGCAACGCCACCCTGACGGCGACCGCCGTGAACGCGGTGGAACATTCCTCGTGGGGCTCGGCTGCCGGAGTCCGGCCGGCAGTGGTCGGGGATGCGGTCATCTACACCCAGCGGCAGGCGACGAGCATTCGCCAGATGATGTTCTCCATCTACACGAACAAATATATGTCGCAGGACCTGACCACCCTGTCGGACCATATGTTTACCTCCGGTATAGTCCAGATCGCCTACCAACCCCGCTGGCGCAAGCAGAGCAACATCTGGACCGTGACCCAGCAGGGAACGCTCTGCGGGATGACCTACGAACTGGATCAGGAGGTTTTCGGCTGGCACCGGCACCAGACCGGCTACGGGCAAACCGACTCCAACGGAGTCTCGTTGGGGAATGACAACGGCTTCGAATCCGTGGCGGTCATTGACGGGCAGGGAACCTCCGAGGACGAGGTTTGGGTGGTGGTCAACCGGACGATCAACGGCGCCCAGACCCGCTTCATCGAGCGGCTGAACCCGAACAATTGGGAAGAGACCTTCACGGGCGCCCCCAATCCCACTTCTCCGAGCCTGCCTTATGCGTTTTACGTGGATTGCGGGATGACCGTCCTGAATCCGGGCACGACCACGATCCCCAACATGGGCTACTTGAACGGCCGTTACGTCGTAGGTCTAGCGGATGGTTGGGCTTTCGGTCCCGTTCTGGTCTCGGGAGGGGTTGCCCAGCTTCCCCCCGGAATCCCCTCGACCGTGGGAGTGGTCCAGATTGGCCTTCCTTTGCCCTATACGGTCCAACCGATGCGGATTGATGCCGACCCCAGGGCGGGGAACACTCAGGGGCTTAAAAAGCAATTCTCGGACCTGTACGTCCGGGTGATGAACTCTCTTGGGGGAGTGGTGAGCAACGGCACCGTGCAGTATCCCATCTGGGAAAGCGGGCTCTCGTACGTTGTGGGGAATCTGGTTCGCTCACCCTCGACCCTCCAGACCTACTACTGCTTCCAAAACTACAGCGGGACGACCGACCCCGCTTCCGCGACCGGGAATTTCAGCCAAACCTACCCGCCGGTTTACAACTCCCCCGTGCCGATTCCCTACCCGCAATCACGGGCGCAGTTTCCGACTCCCGTGTTGGTCACCACGCCAACCGACCTGCGGGTGACCCCGATGCTCAATCCTGACATCGGCCACGACCCGACCATCATCCTGCAAGCCAACGACCCGTTGCCCTTGACGGTGCTCGCCCTCATCTGCAAGTATGACATCATAGGAACGCCGTGAACGACCTTGCCCCCACCAATCCGAGTGCCTTGCTGGCCAAGGAAATCGCGGCCCTGAACAACCTTGAGGCTTTGCTCGCCTCCTGTCCGCCCTGCCCGGAGCAGAAGGTCATCAACCGCTTCACCCCCGGTTTGTATTCCCGGACGATTCACATGCAGAAGGGTCTGGTCTGCACCTCGAAAATCCACAAGACGGAGCACCAGTTCAACGTCTCCAAGGGGGTGCTGAAAGTCTGGTCCGAGGAAAACGGCTGGGAGTTGATCGTCGCCCCGTATCAGGGGATCACCAAACCCGGTGCGCGCCGGGCGCTGATTATTCTCGAAGATACGGTGTGGACGACTTATCACCCCACCCACACGACCAACATGGAACAACTGGAGGCCGAACTCATCGAGCCGCACGCCATCCCGCTCCGCCCGGAGGAATTGCAATGAGCTTTTTCGCCATAGGTGCGGTCGCGGTTGGCGGCAGCGTTGCTGCTGTCGGTGGTACTGCCGCCGTGGTAGCAATTGGGGTCGCTGGAGCGGCCTTGGAAACGAGCGCCACCACCGGGGTGATGGGTTATGAATCCGGGAAAAACGCCGCCGCCGTTGATAAAGCCACCGCCGACTACAACGCGAAGTACGACACTGCCGCCGCCGAGCAATTGGACGCGGACACCCTTGCAAACATCGACACCGAGCGGCAGGACAACGCGGTTTACCTTTCGCGACAGGCTGCATCCTATGCCTCAGCCGGAGTGCTTGCCACGTCAGGTTCGGCCCTGCACGCACAGATCATCAATGCCGGGAGGATGGAGCAGCAGATTCAACAGCAGTACGTGAACAGCCAGCAAAAACAGGCTTCGTACTATTCGCAGGCCAAGGCCGGGGTTGCCTATGGACTGGCCCAATCGGAGTCTGACCGGATGAGCGGTTCCATTGCGTTAATCAACGGCTTGGGAAAAGCTGCGTCCCAAGGGTACACGGATTACGACAACGGAGTGTTTACCCTCAGCAAAGGATAACCATGGGCCAATTACCGATAGTTTCCGGGACCGAGGTATCGACTCCCATGAGCACAGTTAAGCTCGATCCAGCCGCATTTCGCCAAGCCGCCTTGATGAAAGGAAAGGTGGCGGGAGCGTTGGGGGATAACATCGGTGGATTCTTCCAGCAGGTCAGTGACAACGTACAAGAGGCGAGGAATGCGAGGCACATCTTTGACGCGCACCTGACCCTGAACAAAACGAAGGATCAATTCCTATCCGACATCCAAACCAATCCCCAGCTAGCCTCAGACCCGAAGACATGGCTCCCCGAGTACAAGCAGCGGATGGATCAGGCTCGCCAGCAGATCATGGACAAGGACGGGCTGGGGCCGAAGGTAAAACGGAATCTGGACATGATGACGCAGGACTTCGCCCAGCACAGCACGGCGGAAATCAACACCGCGGCTTTGCTCCGGGAAACCGCTGACACCAAGGAGGCGGGCATCCTCACGGGCACCTACGCCGCCCAGAATGGCGACGAGGCCTTGGCCATTGCGACTTTCAAGTCGCTGAACCGACTCGGCATCGACGGCCCGAAGGTGACGGCTGCCCGAATCGCGCAGGTTCCCGGCATCGCGGCGGAGGCTCGGGCAGATACCGCGATCAACTCAAACCCGATCACCGCCCCGGATGTGATCCAAACCCTGAAGGACAAGATTAACCCCAAGAAATTCGAGGTCATCAACAAGGCTTCCATTGAGGCCAGGTCGAAAGCGCAAGCCCTGAACGCCGATCAACTCTCCCAGCAGATCGACGACAGCCCGGACCACACGATTGAGCCCGCGATGCTGAAGGGATGGCGGGATGCCAAAAAGATCACCGATAGCCAATACGACCGGCTGAATAGCCGGATGAAGAATTACACCGCCCAGGAAGCCAAGGAGCAGACCGACGAGATGTACAAGGCCATGCAGCAGGCCCGGGACACCGATTGGGTGACTGATCCAAACCCGCAGAAAACCGCCAAGGACTTGAAGGAACTTGGGCTGGGTTGGAAGAACCCGGCCCTTAGGCTCAAGTTGAACGAATACATCGACCGTGAAATGGCCTCTGCCAAGAAACGGGGAGAGTCCACGGAGAATCCAATTCACCAAACTCAGGTGGAACTCATGCGCGAAACCTTCAGGGAACGGGAGGAAATGGGACGCCTCAGCAAGGCGGACTTCCGGGCCAAATATGGCCATGGCATGAAACAGCCCAACGTGGAGGATGAGCGGTTGGAATACGCCAAGGCCCAATCGCAATATCTGGATTGGGCTCATTCCAAGGCCGGCATGAAAGCTACCCCCGAGCAGGCCACCGCCGAACGGGAGCGGCTTGGTTTTGGGCGCTATTCAACCGTCGAGGATGTGAAGGCGTCCTACAAGGCCGGCAGGATCGACCGGGCTGTAGCCAAGCAGATTCTCAATCGCCAATTCGGAATTGAATGAGCGCAGCCGATGACTTGCTAGATGGTAAGCCTTCCCCCGTTCCTGTAACCCAAGGCGGGAAAGCCCCGCCGTTGGCCAGTCCCACCGATGCGTTACTTGACACGGAGCCCAAGAGCCCGGTTGAGGTGGCAGAGAATGCAGGCAAGGAAGCACCCCACGACCTTGGGGCTTTCTCGGCTGTCGGCATAAAGACGATGGGGCAGCTTGCTTGGAATCTCTTATGGAAGCCCAACGCGCATTTGCCCGAGGCTCCC